AGTGCTGCATTCGGTGCTATCAAGAAAGGTTTTCAGGTAGGCCGTGATATAGAGCAAATGGCTTCTGACCTATCACGGTGGATGGGTGCAATGTCTGACCTAGACATGCTAGAAAAAGAAGCCAAGAATCCACCCATATTTAAAAAACTGTTTGCTGGCAAGTCTGTAGAACAAGAAGCGGTAGAGGCATTCGCTGCCAAACAAAAAGCTGAAGCACAGCGTAGAGAGTTACAGCAGTGGATTGGCTTGACTATGGGCAAGTCTAAATGGGACGAACTTGTTCGTATGGAAGGGTCAATTAGAAAATCCCGTCAAGAGACATTATACAAACAAAGGCAAAGGCGGCGTAAGTTTGTAGAGATTGTAGCATGGATAATAATGGCAGGTATTGGTGCAGGTTGTCTCGTAGGGTTTGTGTTCTTTCTTAAAGGTCTTGCAGCTAATGCATCTCCAGAATATGTAATATGCCGACTACAAGGTTGCCAAACCATAGATGGTGAAAGACTTTGCATATACCACGGTCCTAACAATACTGTAGATAATGTGTGGTTAAACACCAGCGAATACTTCCCAAAAGAAATACAATGTAAGTATGATCCTAAAAATGAGAAACCTCCTAGTTTACGTGAGACATTCAAAGCTATAGAGAAGTCAAGAAAATAATGAAAGCACCACAGAAAAGTCTAAAACAATGGACAAAGCAAGATTGGAGAACAAAGAGTGGGAAACCGTCCAGTAAAACTGGTGAACGGTATCTACCGTCAGCCGCTATCAAAAGTTTGTCGGCACAGGAATATGCGGCTACAACCAAAGCTAAAAGGGAAGGTACACGTAAAGGAAAACAATTTGTCAAGCAACCAAAAAAGATTGCAAAAAAGACAGCAAGATTCAGGAGAGCATAATGTTGAATCTACTAATAGGGCCAATAGCTGAATTAGCAGGAACATGGTTAAATGGAAAAGTTGAAAAAACTAAAGCAGAAACTGGAGCAAAGGTGGCAAAAGCTAAAGCAGAAGCTGTCATCATGGAAAAGAAAGCTACAGGCGAAATTGATTGGGACTTGGAAATGGCTAAAGGGTCTACTACATCGTGGAAAGATGAGTGGCTCACTATTCTTTTCTCTATACCTCTCATTCTTGCGTTCATTCCGGGTATGGAAGAAGTAGTTGCAAACGGGTTTAATCAACTCAAACAGATGCCTCAATGGTATCAATACAGCCTTGGTGTTATTGTTGCTGCCAGCTTTGGTGTACGCAGTGCTACAAAATTCTTTGGTAAGAGGTAGTCCTAATGCCGATGTGGAGTATGCACGAGAAAACTACAGAAGAGCAAGCGAGAAAGAACCGTGGCAGAAGTAACGATGGAAAGATTACTGAAGTGGAAGATACTACCACGTCTGATGATGCTTGGGATGTCCTTATCCGCTTGGCGGGTAGTGGAGTGGTTTATGACATTGCCAGACCCAACAAGCCAACAAGCAGCACTAGTGAGTGTAGTCACGGGGGCAATGACAGGTGCATTTGCGGTGTGGATGGGACATGAAAAATGAAATACGATAAAGATTTATTAATGCAAAAACTTGTGGCACACGAGGGGCTACGACTTCAAGTATATGAAGATAGTCTTGGTATT